AAAGAGCAATCAACAAACTAATAAAAATAGTAGCAGACAACGAACTAACTACTAACGAAATTTATGATAGGATGTTACAACAATCCTCTCAAAGAACTGATTTAACCTTTAGACAATTAACTAACATATTGAGTAGTTATTTTGATGAGGTTGGATATGATAAAGAAACAAGTTGTATAATATGGAAAAATAAAAATGGAGATAATAATAATGTCGAACAAACGATGGATAAAAAAGAAAATAGAACAGGTAATCGAAATAGAGCCGAACTTAACGAATAAAGAAATATTTGACATAGTGTATGGCTATGCCAACTTAGGGGATTTGTCCTTTAAGCGTGTTAGATATGAAATGACTACTACACAATTCGGTATGTTACTTAGAACATGGAGGCGGCAAAATGCCAAAGAATAGTTTACTAAAGAGCAGAATAACAAAGTTACTACAAAAAGAACCACTAACGACCGGAGAGATAAAAGATAAATTGTATTCGTACAAAACCAACAAAGGCCGACCTTCAACCAAGGGAATGCCAACAACAAATCAACTACAGATGATTCTTAGAATACATTATAAGAAAGTAAATTTTGTAATAAAACAAAACAAACAATATGGAGGAATAGATAATGTTAGAACTATTGATAGGAACATTAACAGTATTGTTTCTCTATTGGTTAGGTGGTGTATTACTACCCGACTATGAACCAATACAACAAGAATTAATTAAATTAGAGGAGGAATAAAAATGAAAGCGTCGGAAAAGATAAAAGAAATAGAAATTGATTTAAAAGACTACAAAGAATTATTAGAGGCATTAGAAGATATGGAAATGATTTATGATAACTTAGAATGGGTTGATGTTTACAAACCCCATCATATTGATATGGAATTATCTCAAGCCATTAGAGAAGTAGAAGGCAAGATACAAGCAATAGAATATAAATTGGAGAGGATATAATGTTATGGACAGAAAAATACAGACCAAGTAAATTAAGCGACATTGCAGGACAAGAGCATTTTGTATTAGATGCGGAACAATGGGTATTAGAAAAGAATATGCCTAATGTTCTTGCCTACGGTGTTGCCGGAACAGGTAAGACAGGTGCGGCAATAGCACTTGCTAAGTCTTTACTAGGAGAGACTTTCAAAGATAACTTCTTTGAAGTAAATGCTAGTGATGATAGAAGACTAGAAACTGTTAGAACTACAATAAAACAAGTAGCACAAAGCGGAACACTAGGTGATGCACCATTTAGAATAATGTTATTAGACGAAATGGATGGTATGACTAGTGATGCTCAAAATGCTTTGAAAAGAATTATGGAAAGATACGCCAGTAATATTAGATTCATCATTACTTGTAATGATAAGTCTAGGATTATCTTCCCTCTTCAAAGCAGATGTGCTAACTACAGATTCAACCCACTAAAGAACGAGATAGTTCTTGAAGTTATCAAAAACATTCTCGATAAAGAACAGGTCGTAGGCTTCGCAGATGAAGATTTGGCTCGCTTTATATATGATTTAGATGGTGATTTACGCAGGGCGATTACCGAAATTCAAGCGGCTAAAGCCTCAAACTTCACGCTAAGAAAACAAGTACAGGATTCATTAAAAGAGTTCGATGCAATACTAAATTTAATACTTAATAATAAACCAAATGAAACATTGAATAAATTACATGACATATTGTACGGAGGAAGAAGCGTGAAAGAAATATGTTTAGCATTACACAATTCTGTCTTAGAGGCAGAAGGATTAGAGTCCAAAGAGAAGTTCAAACTTCTTAGGATAATAGGGGAAACAGAACACCGTTCTACTACCATGACCCCTAAAGTGATAATATCATGGATGGTAGGACAACTTTAAACAGGAGTGAAAAAAATGAATATAGACGAAAAAATAATGAAAGAAATAGAAATAGGAGCAAAGCATTTGGCTACGACTACCGAAGATTTGGTAGATAAATATGTAGACATTTGTAAGGAAAACGGAGTAGATGTCAATAGCGATATTGGCGTTTCTCTACTTAGAAACTATGTGAGAGGAAACATGAAGAGAGCAACCACTAAAACTAATAGTGGTTCAAACTCTTTAGTTAAAAGTGCATTTGGTTTCTTCGTGTCCTTAGAATCTCCTAGAGATATGATGAGTTGGAACAGAAACAAAGCAAAAGAAGAATATCTTCGTGATAGTGATAAAGCATTGAGCGATGGTCTTGTAGCAGTTGTTACAGATAATGGCGATGAGACTTATACTATGGCTAGATACTACAAAGGTGACTACGCTGAAAAGATGGTCAAGACTCTTAATGCAGGTGCAGAAGAATTGGAAGATGGTAGTATTATTATCCCAATAGACCCTATGCCTAACTATGCTAGTGGTGCTGAAAATAAAAGATATGGTAAACCATTACCAGTTAATGAGTTTAGAAGAAGCGGTATTTTCTATGGAAGCGTAGATGGTGGAGAAATGAAATCTTATTATTTCTCCTACAAGAATCAAGGCGGAGTAGACTTTGCTCCCGATACCTTTGATTGGGTACACTTCAAAACTATTCCTAGTGATGATGGTACCAACCTCTATGGTATGACTATGGCAACTAAAGATAGTTTGATTAGAAATGAAGATGTAAATCCTGATAATAGTGATTATCGAGATATGAGTTCTTTTGACTTTGCATCTTGTTTGTTTGAGAACTATACCAAACACGGAACATCTCTAGTTGATTTAGATAGACTACATCAAACATTGCAGATGGAAGTTACCAAAGATAGGTATGCCATTGTAGAAGGAACCGTAGTTAATCAAAGAATGACACCAACGGCTAACGGTAACAGAATTTTGTTCATTACCGACAAAGAGGCTGATATGGAACTAAGTGAAGATGATGCAGGTAATCTAGCAACAACTTGTTGGATTCCCGAACACATTGATGTTAACTTCGGCATAGGTTCAAAGGTTATTGTTGTTGGTAGAACATCACAAAGAATCGTTGACGGCGAAGCAGAACCAATTACAATTAACACCAGTGGGTTGTTAGTTGAACAATCAGTTGGTAATCCTGCCGCCGCAGAAGAGTCAGTAGAGGATGAAGACTTAGATTGGTTTTGATTAATTCCAAAGGGGGGTTTGTTGTTCCCCTCTTCATAAACAAGTGTAAGTGTAAACTTGTGGAAGCAAATTGATACTCGACTAGGTGCGAAGCCTGTCCTTATGGGGATTAAAAATGATAAGAAAAGGAATAATAGAAAATAGATTCCTGTTAAAGAATGGTAGTTTCATTATTGATTTAGGTGAAGTTGATTTCTTAACATGGAATAAAAATATGAAATTAGAGGAAAGTTATTGGGTTAAGTTGCATGTTGGTGAAAAAGACACAAGATATATTTGTGACAATAGAAGCCAATTATGTGATATAATCAATGCTTGGGCTAAGATTAAAGGAAAAGAAATAAAAATAAATAAAGAAGAAATAGGTGAATTATATGACTTTTAGAAAAGAAAAAATAAATTTTAGAGAACTGTTAAAACAGAAAAGAGAGAATAGACAACCAAGAATGGTATTAGGAATTTGGGGTGAACCAAAGACAGGTAAGACTGGCTTAGCGTTAGACTTCCCCGAAAGAAAGATATTCGTTCTTGATTGGGATAGAGGAGTAGAATCAACATGGTATCAACACCACGACGCTACTGAAAGAATAGAAGTATTCTGCCCTATTGTAATGAACAAAGATAACATTATTGATATTAATGATAGTGAGTCTAGGTCATTAGAATTTGTAGACCACGCCAAAGAATCAATAACAAAAGGCGAGAAGCCTATCTTTGTTATCGACGGTGTAGATACTTGGTTAAATGCTTGTATGTTGAAAGTCAATCCTAACCCTAGAGTCGTAACAAAGATTATGCCGTTCCAGTATGGCAATAGGAACAAAGCGTTCTACTATTTATTAGACACTATCTATAACTTAGAATGCGATGTAGTATTTATTACTCACGAAACTGAAAAGTACATGGATAATGTTCCTATTGGTATGCAGCCAATGTGGAAAGAATGGGGAGGTAAACTCGAACAAGAAATTTACTGCTCTAAGAAAATGATTAAAGGAGAGTTACACTTCTTTGCTGAGTTATTAGGCAGTAGAACTAATGGTAAACTTGTTGGTTCTAAGTGGACAGTAAGGCAAGGTACTCCACCTAACATCACATGGAATGGAGTTAAAGAATTAAGAGAGGGAACGATTTGATTAGTTTAGGAACTGAAACGGCTAATGTCGAGCCATTACAATGCAATGGCGTGTGTAATGGGGAAAGCAATTCTCAATATCTAAAAGATAAAAGATGTAAGGTGCTTGTTAGAACTGACACTCATTCTATGTTCTCTAAAAATTGTAAAAATCCAAATAAAGATATGTGCTATATGCACTGTGATTGTTCGTTTTGTTCAACTTACTACTTAGAAACGAAAAATAGAGGACTACGATGGAACGAAGCAGAACAGGAAAAAGAAAACAGTAAGTCTCTATTAGAGATTATTATTAATGAAAATGATATAGACAAGTTAAAATGTCTTTTGGTGGCAGTATCGGAAGATGTTTCTTTAGGTTCTTATGTTTCAAAAGCAAAAGAACATTATAGAAAAAAGAAAATTATGACCAAGATAGAGTCATTAGAAAAAGAAATTAAAAAATTAAAGGAGGAAATGGAATGAAATTTACAGTAGATGCAAAAGAATTAGTCAAAGGTTTGACAGATATACAATTGAAAGGAAAGTATGTAATGGGTGCTAGTGTTACTAGTGGTAGTTTAGTAGACTACTTCTACGCTAGACTACATGAGAATACATTGAGTTTATGGAATACAGATTCTATCAATTCACTAATAGTTAAAGTCAATTTAACTGTTGAAGGTGAAGAAGATGGAGTGTTTGTTGCAGAAACTAAAACTCTAACTAAGTACCTAAAGAACTTCACAGGTGATGTTAAAGTAGATAGTGGAGATATAGTCACAATGACTTGCGGTAATAGTAAAGTCTCACAACCTCTTGTTGTTAATCATCCTAACATGGATGCTATCAATCGTATGGGTCAATATGTTATAGATACTCATTTTGAAGAAGCACTAGAAACCTTGCCGGAGTTCAACAAGTCAAAGTTTGAAGGTGCGTTTCAGTTAGACTCTAATACATTTAGTGAGACTATGAAACTTTGTGAGTTAATTGGTAGTGGTGTATATCACTCAACTATGAACATGATAAGAATAAGTTATCTATGTCTAGTTCTACTAACAACACAAACAAGTTTGAGACTTCTATTGAGTTAGAAGGCAACATTGGAGAATCAGCAACGCTAGATTTCTCTAGCCCTATTCATGTATTGTTTGACAATGAAATGATTAACTTCTATGTGAAAGATGATTTCCCGATGTTATTAATGTCGGAAAACAAATTAGTAATTAAAGCACCACACTTAGCAAACTGAGGAATATAAATGATAATAAGTAATAAAAATGGAAATGTAATATATAAATCTTGGAGAGAAAACGGAGTAAAGAAAAGCGAAGAAGTAGAGTTTAGACCGTACTTCTATGTTTCAGTAGAAGAACCCGAAATACCCCACTATCCTGTTAGTAAGTATGCTAGAGGAGAGTTCGAGTATGAAGAAGGAGACTGGGTTAGTTTAGAAGGCTATAAGTTAAAGCGGGTATATGTTCAAAAGTCATTTGATATATACAAAGCAAGACAGCATTTTAGTAAAACATATGAGGCTGATGTGCCTTATACATTTAGATATGCTGTTGATGAGATAGATGAAATGCCCGAATACAATATGCGTAAGTGGTATTGGGATATGGAATGGCAACAAGGTGGTGAACATGATAATTGCATTACTACTATTGTAATGTATGATAATTATGATAAAGAATACTATCAGTGGGCATGGTTTCCTAATGATATAAACACAGGTGGTGTCTACTTTCATGACAAAGAGCGTGTCTTTGGTAACGAAAAAGATATGATTGAAAACTTCATGGGAACTATGATTGCTAAAGACCCCGATATGTTAATTGCATGGTTTGGTCTTAAGTTCGACTTACCTAAGTTATTAGATAGAGCATGTGCTTTAGGATTGAACCCTTTAGTTATGTCTCCTTATCATAAAATAGATGGAGTCAAGCAACTTAAGGATAGTTGTAGTTTCAAAAGACAAGATGGTTATTCACCAATTGAACAACCTATTGGTGGTAGATTAACACTCAACTTAGACTTAGCATTTGAAAGACAATGGAATGATTCACAAAGAGGAACATTACCATCATTAAGTCTTGATTATGTTTCTAAGTTATTGTTTGATGAAGGTAAAGTAATGGACACTAAGTTTGAAGACCCTAATGAATTCTATCGTAGAGCATGGCTAGAAGATACAGAAGCATATCTAAATTATGCTATTGTAGATGTAGAGTTATTAGTTAAGATAGACGAGAAGAACTATTGTAGTGAAGCAATACTATCTTTACAACGACTACTAAAAGCACCATTCAAAGGTTGCTTCTATGCTTCGCATATGGGTTCAGTCTACTTTATGAGAAACGCTTGGTGGAAAGCACCAACAGGTATCAAAAGTGCTGATAGAAAAGAATACGAAGGGGCAATGATTTATGACCCACTTAGCGAAGATACTAACGGACTACATCTTAATGTGGCGGCGTTTGACTTTGCCGGTCTATATCCTTCGATGATGGTTGCTAGAAATATATCTTGGGAAACTAAGAGTGAAACTCCAACTGAGTTTGGAGTTAATATCTTAACACCGAGAGATTTCAGCGAACCGTTGGGCGATAGAATGTATTATTACAAGACTGATGAGTTAGGTTTGTTGCCTAAAGCAGTTCTTGAATTGAAAGAGTTAAGAAACGATTACAAGAAAAGAATGAAGAACTCCGAAGGTGATGAATATGTTAAGTGGCATAACAATCAAATGGCTGTTAAAAGATTGATGGCTTCTTTCTATGGCGTACTGGCCTACCAAGGGTTTGGTTGGGCTGATGTAGACTTAGCCGCTAGTATTACTGCAAGTGCAAGAGAGGCTATTAGATTAGCAGCGTTTAAGGCGAAGGAGATGGAATTATGACAACATTTCAAG